CAATATCAACTTCATCCCACGGACGACCGCTGCCGCCAACATTTCCACTGCCAGAATCTCCGCTCATATTGCTGTTGCTTTCTACCATCGATGGAGCATCCGGAACACTCCAGTCTCCGTTAAGTATTTCATCGCTGCTGTAATCTCCTTGATCCACTTTATCCACGCCAAGTTCGCTGGGAGAGTAGTTAGTATTCTCCAGGCCTTGCATGAAATCTTGTGGATTGATCGTACGAACATTTGTTCCCACATTGTTGTACAGGAACTTACCAGCAGTAATCAGCAGACCAGGAACACCAGTCAGCTTGCCGATCGCCGTCAACGCCAGATTCTGCATCGGCGTGAGAGGATCATTCGTCTTTTGGAATCCTGCGTCCGTGCCAAAATTCGGATCGATGAAACCTTGATCCGTCGGAGAGTTATCTCCCCAGCCGGCGTCTACTATTGGAACTCCCCCAGCTGCGAAGCCGCTGAGATCGATTCCACCAGCGCCGCCAGCGCCAGCATTCGCCAGGTTGCTACTTCCGTTTCCACCACCGCCTTCACCGTTACCGCTACCGCCGTTGAAGTTACGAGGAATCTTCACGTTCGGGCCACTATTGCTACCAGCGCTAGTAGCAGGATTCTTTCCACCACTGCTAGTGCTACCGAACAGATCGATAAGCATGCTGGGATCAAAGCTCATGCCAGTATCTGCACCACTGTCGCCAACACCCAGCGAGCCAATCAGAGAAGCAGGATTGATCATGCCAACATTGCTGTTGCTGGCACGAAGTTGTTGCACAGGAAGCAGAGAAAGATCCCCGCTACCAGGTTTACCACGATCCACGCTACCGCCATCTGCCCAGCCGAAGAGACCTCCAAGCCAATCGCTTCCTTCGTCTGCGCCGTCTACAACGTTAGCAACGTCATCAGCAGTATCCGCAGCATCTATAGCATCGGTACCGTGCTGCACAGCTCCAGGAATTCCATTCAGCAAATCATCCAAATTTCCATAGTCCGTGCCATCAACTTTGCCAATATATTGTGGCAGGAAATCCAGCAGTGCAGGATCGATGTTCCCACCCATGAGAGTGGGAAGAATCTGTGCAATCTGCTCTTCGCTAACACCGCTATTGAGCAGCTTCTGAATCGTGCCAGCAACTGCACTGCCTGCGCTGCCGATATCTCCGAGACTGCCACCGCCCTTGACAGCTTTAATCAGCTGACTCAGGCCAGCAAGTCCGCCGAGACCAGCGAGCGCACCAGCGCCGACCTTGCCAATTCGGCTAGTGTTCAGATGCTGATTGATGTCTTGATTCTCGTTCAGCGTCTGAGTTTGATTCTGATTCGTGTTGCTGACATTGCTGGTGTTACCAGTGATCGTGCCCAGCATGTCTTGCACAGTATTACTCTGCGTGCTGCCGAGAATCGTATTCACCAGATTCTGCGTCGTCGTGCTGTTCGTGCTTTCGCTGCCGCTAGTCGTGCTGCTGCGAGTCAGATCACCGATCTGGCCAGCGATTTGACTTGCGAGCTGAGCATACTGCAGCTTCTTGTTTGCTGCGATGTTCAGGATGTCACGGTTCAGCATATTCAAGCCAACAGCAGCAGGAGTGTTATTCCCGCCACGAGCTCCCAGCGCCTGGCTTTGTGCCAGCATCACATTCGGAGCTTGCTCGTAACCCTGGCTGAAGATCGCAGAAAGTTCTTCCGGAGTGATGCCAGCGTTTGCCTTGCCATACTGTTCCAGCAGCTTGCTCGTGTCAGCAGAATTTTGCGTGCTGCTACTGAAGCTGCGACCGCCGCTAGTGCTAGTCGTGCCAGTCTGCGTCTGCACTTGATTCTGCGACGTGTTCGTCTGACCAGTGCTGTGCTGATTCTGCACCTGGTTGCTGGTGCCAGTTTGCGTCGTGCTACCAGTAGCGGAAGTGGTGCCCGTGCTATTGGTATCCTTGGAAGTGGTGTTGCCAATTGCACTCTGCAGCATGTTCCCAAGCATGGATGCGACATCGAAGCCGCCAGTATCCTGGTACTTGCCGCTGCTGTCCAGAGTAGAAACTGCATCTGCCATGATTGGCTCCTTAAGGATAAGTGATGGAGAGCAGCAGCTCAGTTGCGCTGATTGCTCTGCCAATGCTCTGTTTGATTCCGGCTCCGGGAGCAGCTGCTAGCATCGCTCCACCATTTCCGGTCCAATATGTTGTTCCAGCAACGAGACCGCTCAGCCGTTCTACGTAACCGTTCAGAAGCTGGTAAGTAACTTTCTTTCCGATTCCACCACTACTGATAGCAATTCCGTCAGCAGGTCTTGGAGCGTCTTTGTCTGCTAGCCGAAGCGTTCCGTCACTGTTCACGTTCACAAGCTGGCCACGGCTGATTGCGACTGCTGCAGGAAGCACACACTGGCCAGCAGAATGCGCAGCGTCAGAAATCTGCTGTCCAGCAAATGCCCGTGCGAACTCTTCGAAGCTGCTGATCTGACTGAACGCTGCTAGGATCCTACCGACGGCCATGATTCACTCCGTTCAAAAGTCCGCTGCTGAGAACGAAACTTCCGAGAATCACGATGTCATGATTCAGCCCAGTGACTCGCGTATCGAAATCATAGACTTGGCCGGTGTTCTTTACCAAGTCCATTTCTGTTACCGTATCACGAGTATGCCCATCATCGCTGCTGAGTACCAGTACCTTAGGTACCGCAGAGCCCTTGAGAGCATTGAGTTTCAGATGAGTGATCGTAAGATTGTATTCTCGATGATCCTGGAAGTGTCCGAGAATCAGTACGCTAGTACTGCCGGAGACTGTAAAGTCCGTATTCAGCAGATTGAGCGTGCCGTCTCGCTGCATGAACGCGATGCCGCGCTTTGCAGGAGTTGCGAGACTCGTGGAAACTCCGAACTCGTCGTACGTTGTATCTCCGTAATCAGCCCACGGAAGATAGATCTGATCGTAATTGACAGGGCCGAACGTAGTAGGGTACGGATATTCACACACATCTGCGTGCGTAATCTTCACCTTGCCCCAGCGTTGAAGCGCGGTATCGTAAACCAGTGCGTACTGGAATTCATACCGGCTCATTCCGTAGCTGATGATAACGTACCGATTTACGAGATACGTTAGTTTTACAATGAACGGACCACCGGCATCCTGGCTTGTGACCATCTGCGAAACGGAATCCCAGAATTCAAAGCGGCCACCAACTAGGAAATCCGTGACATCCGCGAAGATCGTTTCAGCTCCGCCAAGAGAAATTTTCTGCAGACCAGCAGTTGTAAATGCGTACTGAAAGCCTTCGCTAGCATCTGCTGCTACTTTCTCCCAGTTTGCTACACCGCCAGCGCTGTTGATCTGATCGAACACGAACGGGCTCTGGCTGTTATTCGTCAGTTGCACGCTGACAGCCAGTTTCGTCGTATAGATGATTGCGCCCTTGCTGATCGGAAGGATAGCAACGATCTGGCCCTGAATTGCATTCGGAGTCTGATTGCCTGCCCCAGAATTCAGATCACTGAAATCCAGAATGTTCAGCGGGCTACACCAGTAAACTTCGATGTCCGTAAAGAACAGAAGATAGTTACCAGCGCTGCCGATTCCTCGCACATCTGCGATCGTCTTGCCAACCGGAAAAGTGAGAGCGATCGTATTCAGTACGTCTCCTGCGAAATCGTACTCTACGATTTTCGTCTTCTCATAGCATACAAACGTGCGGCCATTTACGTACGCACGAGTGACAAGACTACCAGAGAAGGCAAAAGGAGATTTACTAGCCCAGGCATTGGTCTCAGCGTTGTAAACATAATTTGCACCATCCGCTGGTACAAAGAGTCTACGCTGTTCTTGAGTATTTCGGAGAACAATCCCTTGGTCTGCAACGGTGAGACCGCCACCAGGGCCGGGAGAGATTGCAGTAAAATTGCAGCTTGTAAGACCTTTTGCGATAGGTAGGACATTTTCTGCAAAGATGAGTTGAGGAACTGCAAGATCCTGGTTTTCCTTCGCGCCATAGAACGAACCGGGCATCCGTGGTGCCAAGTCATTCGACTGCATCACAGATAGCCCGGCTTGTTCATACAGCCAAGGAAATGCTGCAGCGTTCAGCAGCAGCTTAGAATTGAGGACGGTCATCAGTATCTCCCAAGAGGGCTGTTGTCCGTATCTTTCAGCGGCTCTTCCAAGCCAGCAAATTGCATGACACGCTTTCGCAATCTGACAACTTCCTTGCGGTGCTCTTCTAGCATAACTTCCAGTGCTTCGTTGCGAGCACTAAGGCGCTCCACTTCTTCTCGCAGCAGTTTAATAACTTCTGCAGTGGCGTCGCTTTTGTCTGCAGAAAGCTTGTCACTGTTCCAAACGCTGCGAACTTTCTGAAACCCGAACAGTGCAGCAGCGCCTGCACCGAAAGCCATGCCAAATTTGTCAGCCAGCTCGGTAATAATGCTCATGGTGCGCCCAACACTGCTGCACGCCCCACTGCGATAATCCCGTCAGTTTCCATGTCCAGGAGATACTGTGTCACCCAGTTCTTGGAAAGATTGACAGACCCATTGCGATCGATGTCGCGACGACGAAGTCTGCGTTCGGCAGAAGCTTTCTGCTTCGCATTCGTGTCAGCAGGATTGTGCTGCTCTGCGATGTCGAGAGCAATACGTTCCGCTTTCGTGAAGCGATCCCAGAAATCCTGCGCAGGAATGATCGGAGGACCTTGCACAGCCGGAGTGAAAACCCACGGCCACGCATCTCCTACAGCTTCCCTACCGTCAGCAAGAAGTTGCCAATTGCCAGGGATCGTAGGAACAGTGTCCGTTTCGACGATCTGGCGAATTGCTCCGTTCTTGATCAAGCCATACCGAATAGGCATGTTCAATACTCCTCAACGAAGATGGTGCCAGGAGATCCGTTGCCACCAGTGGCACCACCGCCACCAGTTCCTCCACCACCAGCACCAAAACCAGAAGCAGATACGCTAGGATATGCGCCGCCTTTTCCATATGGACTGCTCATTCCGTGAGTCTCTCCATAACTGTACGGATTAGCGTTTGGACTAAGTGCTCCATAACCGGTCAGCGTATCGAACGTAGTGTCGCTTCCTGCACCGCCAGGACCGCCAGCCGCGCCATTTCCAGCAGCGCCGACTGCGTATGCGTAGCTGCTCTTTGTGTTCTGGATCCAGTATGTAACTGGAATTGCAGCGTTGCCACCAGAACAAGAAGTAGCACCTGACGTGCTATTACCTCCAGCTCCGCCACCCAGCAGCGTGACTTTCAGCCACGTTGTACCAGCTTGCGGAATGAAGTTGCCAGTTCCAGCAAGCTGCCAAGTGTATCGTGGCGCGCCTACGATCGGAGTGTCCCGATTCGGCAAGCCAGCATCAAATTCGCTCATGATTAGTACCTCGCGATAGCTGCGTCGAAGCTAATCACTGCCGGCAGCGCAGAAACTGCAGCTAGCGGCTGAGCAATCAGCAAAGAATCCGCGCCGAGATACCACTGCTTTGTGAGCACGCTCTTGTCGTTCGCGTTCGCGATCAGTCCGACGTTCGGAATCGCGTTCGTATTGCCAGCATTCACAGGAACCTGCACAACGAAGCGAGGAGTCACAGCGCAGATCAGGGAGCCACTAGCGAGAGCAGCAAGCACTGCGAAAGGAGCGCCATCCACCGTGAGCGTGCTAGCAGTGACGGCGGTAACAGTAGCAGGAATGCCATCGACTGCTGCATTCTCTGCAGATCCTTGCGGTGCGAACACCATCAGGCGCATGCCAGGACGCCAGCCTTCGCGAATCCAATCGCTACTAGCAGTGTTCGCACGCACAAGCGTGCTCGCAGTCGTGTTGATCGTGCCAGTCAGCAGAGCATCTTGGTACGAAATCTTATTTCCGAACCAGATCCTAAAGTCCCTGGCAGTGCCGTCGCTGCTACTGGCAGTAAATCCGATCAGGGCAGCGCCTCCGTAACGCAACGGAGAGGGGTCAGCAGCTGCTGCGGAGGATTGCGGAAACACCACCACTTTGGCTTTCGTGCCATCCGCAGCAATGAAGCTAGCATTGCAGTACGGACGGGTGAAATCCGCAGGAGTGTTTGCATAAATGGGAGCAGTCATTTTGTGTACCCCAGATAGTTAAGAACAGAGAGTGCGGAGCCAGCGCCGAATCCCCAGCCAGCGCTAGATCCGTCACTAGTGACTTCTTTCCACTTGCCACTGGTAGCGCCAGGGAAGGGAGTACCGAGAGCAAGACCGACAAGAAACTCCGTAGTTGCGAGCTTCTTGCTAGAATCTCCAGGAGGCGGAGTAACTCCGTATGCGTAGCCGTTGAAATTACTGGCGCCGTTGACAACGAGAGTGTCTGTAGTCAGCTGACCAGAAACGACCGGATTCGCAACCGGAAGTTTGCCGACGATACCAGCAAGCAGCACATCCCGCATGTACAGCTTGATAGTGCGGAATTCTGCTGGAGCGCTGGCGCCAGGAACTCCGTTATCTGCAGGCTGATCAACCTGAGTTGCACTTGGAGTGTACGACATGTTAACGCCCCAGAAGTTCGAGATTATCGGATTGCAGATCCGTCATGGCAATTGCTGCCAGACGTTCCACACGAGTCTTAATCTCCTGCTCTCCGATCATACTCAAGACAGTTGCAGCTGCATCGCATACGATTGCGTCCACATGATTCGTATAGATCCAAGTATCCAGATTTGCAATCGCACCGATGATTGGCAGCTTCCAATACGTCATCGTGTACGTATCGCTGGGAGTGAGTGCACGAATGTTCAGTGTCGTGCCGATTGCGAAAGCAATGTCTCTCTTAAAGATTCCATCCGAATCGACTTGATCGAAGATAGTTTCCACTGAGAGTGGCTTATCTTGCAGGGGAGATTGCAGAAGTGCAAGCTGCCGAAAGTCAGGAAAAACCGACAGGTCCGCAGTTTGCAGCTCCGCAACGGAGCATGTCAGCGGCACAGTAACGAGGTCGCGCCAGTACTTTCCAGACTTGTGCGCTTTCCGCACAGCTTGCTGGATTGCGATGTTCGTCTCACCCACAAGCTTCGGCTTGTTTGTGAAAGCAACAACTTGCGCAAAAATGTCCTCGTACTGTGTCATGATGCTGATCTCTTAGAAAGTCTTCTCGCCAGCAGCCACCATGCGCTGATGATGGATTTCAGCGATTCGCTTCGCTTCTGCAGCAGCTTCGCCATCCACGAGGTGAGTCTGCGCAGCACGAGACTTCGCAGTGAAGATCAGGCTGCCAGGCTTGTCAGCAACCTTGCGCAGCTCTGCCAGTGCAGTCGGATTCGCAGTGCGAACGCGGCCACCGATGAACATGAGTTCTTCCAGCAAGCCAGGACCGACTTGGTAGTGAAACTTGCTGCCAGGAATGCTGTGGAAGAATTCTTCGCCTTCCGTTTCCGATTGCTGGGCCAGCGAAACTTGTGCGGCACCTTGCATCAGAACGTTACTACCTTCCACCCACGGAGCATTCTCCGCAGCTTCCGGAGCACGAGTTTGCAGAGCTCTTGCGATGCCAGCATCGATCAGCGCTTGCAGCTCTTCCTGAGACAACGTAACTTTCGGAGCTTCTGCTACCAGAGTATCAGCAGCAGGAGCCAGCTGATGTTCCGGATCCTTCTGATCTTCCGGAGCAGCAGCGGGAGCATTTGCAGCTGCCAGCTTTTCAGCAGCTTCGCGACGAATGCGTTCAACAATCGATTCTTGTGCGGACATGGTGAAAGTTCCTTATAGAAATCTGAACATGAAAAAAGGGAGGCAGCTTGCCTGCCACCTCCCAACACCGACACAGCAACTTTCGTTGCTTAGCCCACCGCACCCGCGGTAAAGTTCAGCAGCTGAACATTCGCTGCCGGATTCTTCACGAGGCAGGTCAGTTCCGTAGTGAGCGTGCCACCGACAGCGTCGATGCCATTGTCCACTGCAGGAGCACCCTGGCCATTGAACTCCGCGTTGCGAGTCTTGCGACCTTGCATGTACGCCAGACCGAAGGTAGACAGATCGATACCGATCGCCATCTTAGCCCAGGTAGTGGCAGCGCCATAAGCATTCAGCAGCGGATGCTCGATCAGATTGAACGTGCCACGCGGAGTCTTGATCGTATCGAACTGCAGACCCCATTCCGTGGTTTGACCCTGGATGTAGTACGTGCTGTTCAGACGGCAGATCGCATGAATCACACGACGTGCGATGCCACCCACGAAGAGCGCACGCATGTTCGGATTCTTCGGATCCGTCACCTGATTGAACGCAGGATCCAGAGCTGCTTCCAGCTGCGTCCACGTGGTGGTAGCACCGAGCGTGGTGATGTTGCCAGCAGCAGAAGTTGCCAGGATGTTCAGCAGGCCATCCATGGTATGGATCGGCTGGCTGTTCAGCGTGTTCTGGTACTTCTGTGCGTACAGCAGACCCTTCTCGATGTCCGTCGCATGGAACACAGCGCAATCCTGGCGGGATTCAGCATCTGCGGAGCCGCCAGCGATGGTAGCAGTAGCAGCTGCAGTGCCGCTCACCATCCACGTGTTGCGGAAGATTTGCGTGTAGTTCGTGACACGAACCGGCAGAATCAGCAGCGAAGTCGGACGCACGGATGCTTCTTCGTACGCATTGCCGATCATCCACAAGTTCACGGAGTTGCCGATTGCAGCACCAGCGACGGTACCGAAGCTGCGACGGACGGTGATCTGCGTCGAGTTCGGAACGGTCAGCACCAGAACGTTCTCGCCAGTAGTGTCTGCACGCAGAACCATACCAGGAAGAATATTCGTGGTAGAAACCACCGTGAACGTCGTCGTGACGCCGTCAGCAATGGCACCGTTCAGAACCACGGACGGGAAGATCATCGTCTTCGCGAAGTAGCCGTGTTCATACTGGTACGCAGTTTCCTCCTTCAGCATCGAAGTGATGCCGTACAGAGGAGCCGTACCGTTCGGCATCAGCCGAGTAATTGCAGAAGAAAAGCTCTTCTTCGCCCAGTCGGTGGTGAAAGAAGAGGTGGAAAAAGCGCCAGTAGGCATGATTGACTCCAGTTAAGTTAAGAAACGATCATTGAGCAGGAACTCCGAGAAGCGCACCCCAGTCAGGTTCTTGTTGCTGCTGCGGTTGTCCGTTCTGGCCTTGATTGCCATTCTGGCTAGTGCCAGCGATAGCTTGACCGAAACCAGTCAGATATTGTTCAGCACGCTGATTGATTTGGGCAGGAGTAAGATCAGGGTTGTTAGCCTTGATTTGTGCTCGTGCCAATTGCAGCAGAGGCTGCGCAGCAGGGTGAGCGAGAGCGGGGTTTTCCGGTGCCATCTGGCTGAGTTGAATGCTATTCACGTGATTCGGAAGAGCTTCCATGATACGGGAGTTGTTAGCTCTCGTAGCATTCTCAACCATACCGGTAGAGAGTTGAGCAGCAGTCACGAGGGAACGCTGTCCCACATGATTCAGAACTTGCAAGAAAGCTTGCGGGTCTTGTCCCGACATTGCTTTCTGCATCAGTTCTGGAGCGATGCCAGCCGTGAAATCAATCTTGGCTGCAGCTGCTTGGAGTTTGGCAGGGTCGCTGTTGAGCAGCGGAGTTGCAAACGGATCGGCTTGCGGTGCCGGAGCGTTTGGAGGAGCTTGCCAGATGTTTTGCAGCGTGTCCATCGGGTTAGGTTCTGCAGCAGGTGCAGCAACCGGAGCAGCCGGAGGCACAGCTCCAGGATTCTGTTGCGCAAGCGGAGCTGGTGCGGGCTGCGGTGCTTGCTGAATCGTTTGTTGCGGCGCGCCGGGAGCAGCTGCGACTTGCGTGCCGCCGTTGTTACCACCGAACATGTTCTTGATAGGTGCGAAGATATCCATTTTGCTGTGCTCCGATTAAATGAAAGCAGGAGGGTTGGGATTTGCAGGTTGATCCTGCGGTGCTTGCTCGGGAAATTCATCCGCGAGAAGTTCGTTCAGCAATTCCCACTTGCCGCTAAGATAAGCATGGCGACGAATGGATTGCTGGTCCTGTGCAGGATCTTGAAAGTTAAAGGAGAGAAGCTCCTCTCCGACTTTCTTTGCTGCCTGCGACAGAAGATGCTCTTGCATCGGTGTGAAGTTCAGAAGTTTCATTGTAGGGGTGGCGTAGCGCCAGGTTGGCCAGGAATCTGTGCAGCTCCGGGAACTCCCATCGGAGCGGCTGGCTGTTGCTGAATCTTGAAGTCGTCAATCCAGTTGGCACCTTTCAGCTTCATCCAGTAAGCAAAAATACCCATGATGTCATACGACTGCATGACCATAGGATTCTGCCCTGCCATGTTGAAGAGCGCTTGGAAAGTTTCTTCGTTGATGTATTCGCTGCTCGGGATCAGGCCGTCTGCGATCTTGAATTCCAGAGACTGGTTTCGCAACGCAACCGGATCGATCTTCACCGCCTGTGCAGTCTTGCGGCTAGTGTACGTATCCGCTTGCTGGTACTGCAATACATTCATCTTGATGATCGTCTTCACAGCATTGAAGAAGCGATACTCCAGCACCAGCGCAGTCATGCGAGGACGGCTGTCACTATTAGCCATCGTTTCTTGGAATTCCGTCCGAGTCTTGTTCCCTTTCTGAAACTGACCTTGCTGCACTCGATTCTGGCCATTCGCAATGTTCGCCATCTCGACAACGCGATCGCTAGCAGCAAAAATTGCAGCCACTTGATCGTCTCGATATGGGACAGCTGCGAACGCTTCGGCAATCGGTTTTCCGTACCCTTCCGTCTTGATAGGAATGCGGGCGATTGCGCTTGTGTTGTCAATATCCGCTTTGTTGATTCGACTCGGATCGTAGAAAATGCGATCGTAAACTTTACGCCGCTGACTTTCCATGCCGCTGTTGAACAGTGCAGTCGCAGCGTTCTGGTACGGTTCCGCGTTGTTCACCAGCGACTTCGCTTGCCAGCCGGTACCATCTTCCAGAGGCTGGCAGCAGACGATCGGCAGCAGATTGTGAGCGTTGCTTTGACGCTGGAAATACACCAGGATCGAATCATTCACAACGATCAGCTTGAAGATCTGCGGCGTGTTCCTGTTTGCACCACTCAGACCCAGTTGGCTGGGAATGATGCGCATGTACAGCGTTGTGACTTTGTAGCTGTTATGATACTTGATTTTGCTGTCTGCGGCGGTGGAGATACCCATGTAGGTATCCCAGTTAGTTTCTCCATTCGTCTGCAACGTGCTAATATCCATCAGCGCAAACGAGTTAATTTGAGGAATGAAATAACCCCCGGCACTAGCTTGGCCAGAGTACATACTCATACCGCCAGGACTGTTGAAAGCCTCTGCAGCGTTCATGGTAACTGTAGGATCCCACTCGGAGAATCGCTTCTTCAGTTCCACCCCTGAGATCATTTCGTGATAGCCAACGAATTCTCCCTTCGTATGCTGTTCATACGGGAGAACACGTTCGTCTACAATCAGGTTATACGGATCGATCCTGCGAACCGCGTTCCCTGAGAATGTCGTCTCGGTAGCAGCGCCTTGTTTCATGCTGCGAGTCGCATCGTTCTCGACAGCAAAGACTTTCTTCGTTTCCCAGACGACTTCACACGCCATGAGATTGTGCTTGAGGCCATCTCGCATACTGCCTAGGAACTCCGCAGGCCAGCCAAATTGCGAGCACTGCTCGTCAATTACAGCTTCCATCATCTGCGCTGCATCGATCGCATCCGGCTTGCTCACCACTGGGAACATCGGAGTGGAGCTGAGAAAGATATCTCGCAGTGTGTCCAGCATCGTCTCTACTTGCGGCATCACAACGGGAATCGTGATGTTCTGCAACTTGCTAGCGTCTCCGCTCTGAAGCGCGGCTCGATAATATCGTTGCTTCGTCGTGAAATCAGTCTCACGCTGATAGACTCGATCGTTCCATTCCATGCGAGAACGCATGTTGAAGATTCCAGTGTTCCGCTGCTGAACATTCCGAGCCAGCTGAATCACAGCTTCTTGCTGCTTCGGATTCAGAGGAACACCAACAGCAGCATTGCTTTGAAGAGCAGAAGTTTTTGCCATGATTGATTTCACTTTTAAAATGCTGGTTGAAGATCTTCCGCGAATGCTGCAGTTGCAGACGACTCCGGAATTTCGTAGACGCGCATGAGCTGATATTTGTACTTCTCGATCACTTGGAACGCATACGTCGGTAGATCAAGAATGTCGTCTTTGTTATCATTCCGCATCGCATCGAAGTGCATCGCCTGATGCAACAGACGAGACTTCACACGCGGATGCACTAGAATCTTCTTATCCGGCGCTGTGATCTGCTTGAGCATCGCGTTGATGCGAGCATTCTTTGTGCCGCCAACTGGGTAGATCTCAAGCGGGATGAAACCTTTGATTCCTCGCTGCATCGCAATGTAATTGAACCAGAAGGCCAGAGTCGCTTGATACGCCACGCTCTCGATGACGATAGCACGAAGACCGAGCCGCATCCCCATTTCCATCGCAGTTGTAATGCATTGGAGCGGATTGAATTTCCCAACTTCGAGATCCCAAAAAATCGGGACAGCGTCGTAGAGGAGGAACGCTCCGATTGCGACATCGTCTGATTTTTTCTTGCCCACGCTAGGATCGATGATGATCCAGCCAGCCTCAGATTCAATTGCGTCGTGTCGGTGATCGGAGTAATTGATCGCCGAAAGATCGACGCCCACACGGGCTCCAGCTTCCTCGTCATTCATCACCTCGCTGTAGAAGATTTCCGGATGCCCCATGCTCATGTCATCTTGCAGCTCATCTAGGATGCTATCGACACTCCGCAGCTCCGGCCAGATGGATTCGCCGTCAGCAAGGATCGCACCGGTGATGAAAGAGAACCAAGCTGGATTGTGCTTCAGCTTCTTAAGAATGCTGCCTTCAAACGGGTACATGTTCCCGATGAACGCGTAAAGGCAACGCTTCTTATTGTTCGCTTTCATCAACGTAGCGAGCATCCACACGAGACCTTTCGTGCTTTCTGTCGTGCTCTGAGCTTCCTCTCGACTTTGCATGTCATCCATCAGCATCACATCCGGACGAACGTATTTAATATTCAGGCCGCGCAAGCTACCGAGATTTCCGAGTCCTGCTAGCGTGACTGGCCTGCCAGCAAAGAAGAACTTCTGCAGATCTTGACGTTCCGTTTCAGCGCGGCTTTGATAATTCCCATACAGACGGATGAAGTTCTCGCTCCGAAGAATATCCATCACGTCGGTAACGAAGTTCACGGCAAGCGGGAACGTGTTGCAGATGATGAGAATGAATCGACGGTTGCTATAGACAATCAACCAGGCTACTAGCAGCTTCAGAACGATTGTCTTCCCGAATCCGCGCGGCAGACCGAGAGCGATCTTGTCCAATCCTTCTCCTTTAAGCGCGGCTTCACAGAGAATCTGCCAGTACGCTTTGAAGATCGGAGGAAACGGAAACTCATAAACATCCGGCAAGCAGATCATTGCGAAAGTGTCTAGGTCCCATTTCGCGGCATCAATGATCTCCTGCCGATTCGTCTTTGCGACAAAGATTTCGTTCATACCAGGTACTGTGTACCGTTAATGATGCAAGCCAGCCCGTCACTCGTACCGACTTGATTGATTCGAGTGACAGTTGCACCGTTCAGCATTGCTGCGATGCTTCTAATATACGCAGCTCGTTCATCTGTAGAACTCCATCCCAGCGGATACAGAGTTGCACGCTGCATGCCGATAGCAACATTCCAAAGGAAGAATCGCAACAGCGCTTTTGCACGATTAGCTTCTGTGCCTGTATATAGGCTGAAATCCGGATTGATGTATCCGAACTCAGTAGACCAGACAGGCATTGCTGCGATGCCGTTGTTTGCTTTCAGCGTCGTCACGTAGCCTTTGGTGACGTACATATTCGACAGCTTGTTCAAGCCGCTGTGTTCGTACGTGTGCAAGCTGATAGCATCAATCCACAGCTTTCCTGTCCCTGCTGCGCCATCGCTAGCTTTTAGGAATTGATCCGTGTAATCGATACCGAAACCAGCGGTGTTGTTATTCACGCCAGTGCATGCGACACCGAGAATCTTCACGCTTGGCTTGATTGCTTTCGCAGCCAGATTGATTGTACGCGCCATCTCCGCCAGCTTCGCAGGAGTGCCAGTGTAATATGTATTACCGGCTGTCTGGGGCTCGTTCCAAACTTCGATATAATCGATATAGTCTCCACAAGTCAACATCAGCTGAGTAACGAATGTGCTGAGATACGCCATGTTTGCAGGCTCAGCCATACCACCTACGTCTGATGGGTAGACAGTATTTACTTCAGCTGGTCTAGCAGATGCCCAGGTTGGCGTGCTAAAAAGCGTCACTACCGTTTGAGAACCTACTGATTTGCAAGTGCGCAGCCAGTTTAGTATGCCGTCGAATCGGTACACGCCGTTTGCAGGATTCATCTGCGACCAGCGAGGTGCCATGTCATGGCTTCGATTCCAGCAACCTGCATAGCTAGCAGCAGATGCTTGAGGCACGTGCATGCCTACGAAATTCGAATCCAGAACTACGGGACCTTCCAGCAGATTCGTTCCCAGCGCAGCAGGAATTGCATTGATAAAAAGATCGCTCTGCTCGTAGCAGTCGAAGTTCGTACCATTCTGCTGAGCTAGAATGAACGGAGGATAGTCGCTGCTGCGAGCATTCGCCGGAGTTGTCATCGGACGAGAGTACATCGCAACAGCTCCTTACTGTTTCACCGAGATGGCAACAGCTCGCAGACGGTAGCTGTTCTGCGGAGCGCCAGCTGCAACTGCGCTGTTCCAGCCGACGTAGATGTTGAAATCCAGAGAGGTATCAACCGCTAGAGTCTGCGTTGCAGCAGCGTTGCTGGTGTACGGTTGCGCTTGCGCTGCCGGCTGTGCTTTCTGCGCGGTCGTGCTGTTATCATTCCAGATCACAGCTCCGTTACCGACGTGCTTTTGCGTAGTCAAGCCAGATTGCCCGCCGATTGCAGTAGCAGTCGCAAACGTGCCGCTAGCTGGGCCAATGCGGATTTCAATGTTCTTCGTGTCATTCCCAGTCATTTCTGCAAACGCTTCGACCAGCAACATTGCAGTCTTCGTCAGCAGGCCGCCAGGGATCGTTGTGAACCAGACTTGCTGCATTGCAGTTGTGGTATCCGTAACCAACGCGTTAGGAACGCTTTGATGCAGAATCGCACTTACGCCTTGCGGCGAGGCACCGTTCGCTTGCATTCTTCCTGTCGTAGGATTCACCCAAGCAAGACTGGATTCGTTCACAGGAATGTCCATGACATTGCCGTTAGCGAAAGTCAAGCGAACGCGAGCATTGGTAAGATCCATGATTTAAATCCTTTCTGAATGAAATGACCCACGAAGGATCACAGATTATTCGCTAGTGTCAGTTTCATTGGTGCAGCCACATCCAGGATCTGCTCTGTTTTCCGCGCTTCCAAGCGCTGAGCTAGCGTCTTCGCTGGCATCGTAACCATGCTGCGGCCTTCCACATCGATAACTTGCTTGTCGCTACTGAGCTCGATTGCGACGTGCAATTTTGTTGCTGCCTTCGGAAGCACGAGAGTGACAACATCTCCGGATTCCTGATTCTGACTGGCAGCGCCTTCGCTAGCGCGGCGATGAGCTGCGTTCAGAACACTGAACACTCTGGCTGCTTCCACGGGTTTCGTAATCATTGGAATCAGAGCCTTCACACGCTTTAGAGCTGCACTCTCTGCATCTTCCAGAGTTTCATCTGCTTCAATGAATTTAGCTGTCTTCGCAGCTCGCCCTGCTGCCACTGCAGAAGCAAACTCTTCCTCTGCCATCAGCTGGCTGACGTAACTGTCATCGCAGCCAACTGCTGCGGCTGCTTGCGTCTGAGAGAGTCCGTTGCTGAGAAGCTTTTGAATCTGTTCTTTCACGGGTGCCTCCTTGCGGGGCTGCTGTCTACGATAGCTGCTAGGATACCGCTCCCGCTAAAAATGTCTAGGTGATTAGAACTGCCAGGGAGCTAGTAGCGAGTTTGGAAAAAATTTATAAAAATATGGGAGGGTGCAGGAAGATCTTAGGTCTAAAAAAGTGAAAAAGGCCCTTTACCCCCTGTCAATGACTGGTAGCAGCTGGCATCAGAAGTTGTAGGGTAGAACTGGTAGCAGTGTGAGTGAAGCATCTAGCGAAGCGCAGATGCGGAGCTTGGATTTCTAGATCGAGCGAAGCGAGACGAGGAGCGAAGCGACGAGACGAATTTTTTGGTAGCGCTAACATAGCTGCTAATAAGAAAGCCAGCGCTAAGGCTGGCCTTGTGGATAGCGTGAGGCTATTTAGAAGCTCAGAACTCCGCTTCGATGCCGCTGCCAGCGATGATGATTTGCAGCCGGTTTGCCAGCATCACAGCGTGCGGATCGCTCATGTCAGCATCTGCGAGCTTGGCAACGATCTGCGTTGCTTCGTTCACGGTGAATGCGTTGCGATAGAGCGGTGCCAGGATGCCAGGGAGGCGAGCTTGCCAGAGCTGGCGAGACTTCTCGGAGAGAGTGCTAGCAGTAGCAGAGCCAGCGAACCAGGACAGGAGCGATTCCTTGGTGATGCGGCTGCGTTCACGCTCTTCAGCCCAGTAGCCGAGCAGAGCATCCACGGTGAACATGCGCGGCTCGATCGCTTGCAGGCTCATGCCTTCCTCTGCCAGCAGGGCAGCAAAGCGTTCCTGTGCGATCTCGTGGATGCGTGCTTGCACCAGGGATGCAAACTTGCTGCTGATGCCACCAGCATCGATCAGAAGCGGCTGCTCGGGAACGAATGCGACACGATAGCGATTGCTGGCTTCGACAGGGTTCTTTTCCGTGCTGCGTGCACGCTTCTCCAGAGCGTAGAAGCCAGCAGGCGTAGGAGTGGGAACGGTGTAGATGGGCACGAGTGCGCTGGCGCTGGTTTCGTTGGTGGACAGTGCAGCGATGGAAACAGTTGCGTTCATTTCGAACTCCGTAGGAAGACACTGCGAAATTGCAGTGATGCAATCCTAGCTGGTTGCTTGCTTGCTTTGTAGCCTGTTATTAGTCAAGTCTCGCTTCGTGAGTTGCGAATGCTTTCTGGCACAGGATTTGCTTTCTGCTGCAGCGCATCAATTGAACACGAATGCGAATCATTCTCATTTACATCTGCATTCAGAGTGAGCACTAACTTCTTGTGCGATGCAAACGCTATTAAGATCCTTTCTAAAAAGCTTTTGCAGAGTAAAGATGCTTCTGAAAAGCTTCAGTTCTCGCTGGAATCAGCAAATCGCCTTCTAATGCCGTAACAGCTGTAACTCTTGTAACTCTGTAACGCCGTAACAGGGCACCCCTTTTCGCCCTCCTCTTCTGGCTTCTCTCGATCCTATCTTTCTGCACACTCTTCCTAGCTTCTCCACTGTCTTTATCTCTCCTGCTATCTCTTTTGTTTTTATTTTTAATAATTTTAAAGACCCCTGAAAAAAGACAGGAACCAGAAGAGATAGCAGAGAAGATAGAATCGCAAGGAGCCCCTGCGCGACGGCCTGGAAGGGGGTAGGAGTTACAGGATTACGGGGTTACAGCAGTTACGGCGTTACGGGGTTAGATGGCCTAGCTGAGATGCTAACTCGAGCCTTCAGCCGTCGTGCTGCACGTTCTCAACGCAGCTAAGATAGCAGCACAAGCTCACGCTAGCAGGGTTCATCACCCTGCACCCCATTGTGATTCTGCGATTCTCGCTAGTAAATGGCAATGTAATTTCCTGACGGAAATTCCAACTCGCTACGCTCGGCCATTGACAAGCTGCGATTCTCAATCCCTGCGGGGCGCGGTGACACCCTTACGCGTGATCTCGTGCCTACAGCCGTCGTTAGCATCCTCCTCAATTCTATATCCTAACTAATGCAGCACACACCAGCAGATGCTAACTCAAAGAGAAGCACGGCGTCCCAGAAAGAACGCAGGCCGCGTTAAACAGACTAGGTAGAAACCCTATAGACACAGCTCTCGCATTCATGGTATAAAGCGAGAGCCTGGAGCGCTGCTGCGCGTGTGGCGCGGAAACAACACTTCCTGGCATCTCTGATTAGATAGTAACTTAACTAGGAGTTCGTAATGAACAGATTCACTGAACAGCTTCTCTCTGACGAGTTCTTTTATAACGAAAGTTTTCACATCGTGAATGCTCTCGGTCATGTATTTCAAATGGGAAGTCGTGGAAGCAATCCTTATAGCTCTGCGCCATTTGAGGCTATGCAGAATGCTAGTCTCACAGTTAATTGGATTGAGTACAAACTCACATTCGTTTGCCTGCTCGCAGCAATGTCCGATGAAGACATCGATGCATTCGTTGCTAGCTTCGCAGAACAGCAAGGAGAACAAGCATGACTATCTCTCTTTCCATCCTCAGCTTCGCTGACATCCTGCACCATGCAGCAGATCACTGCCTTGCTACTGGCACAGAAAAAACTCTGGAAGAGTCTCAAGGCAAGAACGGATTCAGCTGTCTTGCAATAAGCCAAGCAGTCTATCAACTTACTGGCAAGTATCCAGAAACACCAGAAGAGCGGGCTTGCCAGAATTGGTACAAGGATAACTTCCTTGGCTGGGATGACTATCGAGGAGCTGCATTGTTTATGCCAGATGAGAACGCAGACAACGGATATCCGTATCCGCTGCGGCAACAGATTCGCTACGCACATCTCAAACTAGCTGCTCTCATTGCAGAGGAGGAGTGCCTGTGAACATCTTCGTTCTTGATCGCGATCCTGCAATCGCAGCTGCAATGCACTGTGACCAACATTTGCATAAGATGATTCTGGAGAGCGCACAGATGCTCAGCACTGCTGTGCGTTATTACTGTAGCTATCTGAAGAACTTCAATGGCTACTATAAGCCTACGCACATCAACCATCCTTGTACTAGCTGGGTAGCAGATAGCCGTAAAAATGCAGCGTGGCTTGTGCAACTCTGCTATGCATTGGAAGCTGAGCGTCAAGCAGCGTGCAACTGCGCAGAGCATGCAAGCATGCAAGTTATTAAGCTCTTTGAGAGTGATGCGCTTGAATATGATTGCACTAGCTGGCCAATGCCAACACGTTTCGTCTTCGCTTGCCCGGCTGGCCTTGTAACTGCTAGCTCAGAATCTGTGCCCGCGTTGTATCAAAGCTACTATCGATTCAAGAATCGTCAATGGAGCATTAGCAATGTAGGTCCGATGACGTGGAAGAATCGCAGCGTTCCGCAATTCATGACTGAAGGAGATTGAAATGAATCCTATCAAAACCATCACCACAGCAGCAGATGTTCAAGATGATCCTGCGCTGCGCATTCTCAAACGTGCAGCTCGGATTCTCAGCAAGCCTGAAGCGTGGACAAAAAAGGCAGAAGCGCGCACAGAAACTGGCAAGGAAATTTTTTACGATAGCAACAGAGCTGTATGCTTCTGCAGCATGGGAGCAATCTGGCGCGCTCGAAAAGACATTCTCGGTACACAAGATTGCGACGATGATTACAGCGTGCTCCGTAAAGTAGTAAAGGGAGCGCACACTGGAATTGGTATCGTTGATTGGAACGACGCTCCAGAGCGCACGCATGCAGAAGTGCTCGCAGCATTTCAAGAAGCGATCGCACAGCGAGAGCAAGATCTGATTGACTATGCGAACGGAAAGGAATCGCAATGACTACTCGCCGCTTCAAACTCAAAGATATCTCCGTCCATTTCGGCTTTCTTGCTCCTGCGCCCGTTCGCAGCCAAGAAGAAACTGCTGCAATGCACGCTTTAATCGAGCAAGCAATGTTCGCAGCAATGAACACTATTCTCACGATCTACCCTGAGATTCAGCAAGTGGATCTGGTAGCAAAGACTCCTGATATGCTAGTCAGTGAAGAAGAATTCCGTAAGCTCTGCGCAGAGAACGGAGCAGATCCTGAAGCTAGCATCGCAGACATGATCCGGCGGGGTCGTGTTGTAGAAGAAGTGCTAGCAACTATTTACAAGGCTCAAGGACGCACCTGGGAAGAAGCAGAACAAGAAAGCGCGGTCTCTGCTGGCGCCAGCGATCAGCTGCCTCCGCCTGGAACGCTTCTGAACTGAAGGCAGCTATGACTTATACTAACGGTGACCTCATTTGGTATGTCACACTTGCCATGCTATTC